GACCGACACCGAGCGCACTCCGGCGCCCGAAAGGAGCTCGCGCCAGCCGCCCGAATCCTTGCTCGTGACGTTCACCGCCTCGCCGTTCACGGACATCTGAGTCGTCCGCATCCCGGCGACCGTCGAGAAAACCGGCGGAGAACCGCCGTTTCCCACTTTCAACAAAAATGCGCTTCCCTTTTCCGCACTCATCGCTACTCTTGCTCCTCCAAGCTAGGGGATTGGAATTCATCATGATTTCGACTGTGCTTGCGATTACTTTGATGGTCGTTCAGCTGCCCGCCGCCGGGCCGCGCCAGGAATTCGCATCCTGCCTTCGAGCTTTCATGACAGCGAAGCTTGAGGCCCGGATGGAGCCCCCCGCCTTCGAGACCGAGCTTGCGTCCGCCTGCTCCGCGCAGGAAAATGCGTATCGGACCGCTTACATCCAGGCGGCCACCCGAACCGGCGACAGCCGGACCATGGCCACGCAGGACGCCGAGCTCGAGGTCGAGGACCTCCGAGCGAACATCCTCGAGCTGTTCCGGGGCTCGCAGCCGGAGAGCCGCCGCTAGGCTTCGGCGAGGAGACGGGCCCGGAACTCGACCACCGCCGCCCAGCTCCCTTTGGGCTCGCGAACCAGACGCGTTCGGACGAAGCGCATCGAGACGATCCGCCACTCGCCGAGCAGTCCGGCCAACCCGCCGAGCGTGGATTCTGCTTCGGCGGCCAGCCTCCTCAGCCGAACCGGCCGCTCGGCCTTGTCGAACAAGGTCGTCGCCAGCCGCACCTCCCGCCCCGAGCCGCCCTTGTGGCCCCAATCGCCTTCGAAATCGACTCCGACCAGTGCATGGGGAGCGGCGGCCTGGAGAGGCGGCGCATCGTAGACCCGGCCGATGCCGGCAATGGTTTCGAGCGCCGCGACCGCTGCTTCGATCAGCGCCTCGCTTGCCCCAGTCACCGCAACCTCCCAGTCAGCGAACGAAGCGCCGGGTCGCGGGCGAAGCGCCGCTTGAGGGCGCGCCCGACAAGCGTGACCCCCTCATCCATCTCCTCGACCGCGACCCCTCCCGGCACCTCCGCCTCAAGCAGTGAGCGCACCTCATCTCGCCGCTCGGAGGCGCGGTTCCGACCGAGCCGCTCTGCGCGAATCATCAATCGTTCGAACATCCCCTGGTCCTCATCTGAGCCGCAGGCGCCGGTATGGCAGCCAGAGCGCGGTCACCGCGGCCGGGGGGCCCGCTCCGTCCTCCGGGTCGCGATGGGTGTAGAGATGGGCGGCCATTCGAAGGATTCCGTGGCGCAGCGGCTCGGCGATCCCGTTCCAATCCGGCGCCTGGCCGGCCCGGTAGTGGACCCGGACTCGTCCGAACCCCTCGCCTCGCAGGATCCTCGCCCAGCCGTCCCCGGCGGCGTCGATGTCGACCGCATAGTCTTCCGGCGCGAGCGCGCCCGCTTCGCCGGATGCAGGAAGCCCGAAGACCTGCGCGATCGAGCGCACGGGCGATTGTCCCAGCCGGGTCCAGACAGGCCGCGCGGGCAGCATCTCTTCGACGTCCCGCTCGATCAGCGCCAAGCCGGTGAAGGCCTCGCAAAGCCCGGTTGCGCTTCGGATCATCGCGGCCAGAAGCGCGTCCTCGTCGCTTCCGGCGATCCGAAGAAATGCCTTCGCTTCGTCGATCGGCACCGCGGACGCGTTCGCCCCGATAATCGCGACCATCACCGTTCCTCCACTCGGAGGCAGATTGAGCGGTGCTCGCGGCTGCCGTCGGATAATGTGACCAGGTTCGAGACGCTGTAGACCCTTCCCTCGACTCCCCCGCTCAGCCTGACCGCCGAGCGGATCAGGTCGAAGCTTTCTGCCTCGACCGCGATCCCTCCCTCCTCGTCGGGAGTCACCGTCCACTCGCTGTCGGCGACGGTCTGCCCGTCGAGATAGGCGATCCAGTCGATCGAATAATCGATCCGCGAATGCGGATCCTTCAGATAGAAGCTCACTGTCCACTCCTTGCTTACGGTCTGGTCGGGCGAATCGTCCGCGCCTCGATCGTCTCGCCACTGGTCCGGTCGGTGCGCGTTCCGGCGGGCCTAGGGCCGAATTGCTCGGTGGCGAGCCGGCGAAGGCCCGCATCGGCGAGGGCCCGGGAGGCGATGGACTGTCCAAGCACGGTCAGCTCCCGATCAGCCCGTGGGCGGTGAGGTCGTCGATCAGCGCCTTCAGCCGCTCGGCGAGCTGGGCGGCGGTTGCGGTCGCAGTGTCGAACGCGCTGCGGGTCGCGCTTCCGGTCGGGGCTCCCCAGCCGGTGCGCCGGGTGGTCACGACCCGCGTCGAATTGAGGTGGATCTCCGGGGTCGCCCCGTTGACGACCGAAAAACGGATCGCCGCCAGCGCCGAGTCCATGATCAGCAAGCCGTAGGTGGAATTGCAGCCGAAGCCGCCGCGGGTGACGCCAGCGTCCTGCAGGATCAGCTTGTTCGCGTTGCTTCCGGTCGAGTTGAGCGTCAACGGCGAGGCTGCCGCCGAAAGGGTGACCGCCGAATCGCAGACCGGGATATTGTTGCCGAACTGGCCGACATTCTTCAGCGCGGCCGTTCCGAGCCCGAGGGTCGCCCGACCCGCCGCCGAGTCCGGATCGTCGACCAGCGACCGTCCGAATCCGGTGAACGTCGCCAGCGCAGCGGTCCCGGAGCCTGTAAAGTAGGGCAGCCGGTCGGTCGCGCTCGCGAGCCCGGCGATCGAACTGAGCTCGGCATCGAGCGGCTGCTTCCCGTCAAGTGCGGCCTGGAGCCCCGCTACGTCCGCGACGACATGATTGTGAGCGGCCGCCGCATAACGCCCGTCCCCGTCGCCTCGGGTGAGAATCGAGCCCGCCGAGCCGGTCCCGAACGCCCGCTTGGAAAAGCTGTCGACGCCAGTCTGCTCGATCGCTCCTGCGGTCGAATCCAGGGACGCCAGCGCAGTCAGAGTCGGATCTCCGGACTGCCTGGAGTCGAGCGCCGCCTGGAGCCCTGTCACCTCTCCGATCGAATGGCCGTGAGCCGCTGGCGCATAGCGCCCGTCGCCGTCGGCTCGGGTCAACACCGATGCGTCGGAGCCGGTGCCGAGCGCCCGCTTGGCGAAGGCCGCCAGCCCGATCTGCTCGACCAGCCCGGCCCCGGCACCCAGCGCCGCGAGCGCCGCGAGCGTCGGATCGTGAGCGGCGACATCGCTGCCGATGACGAGCCCCAGGCTCGCCCTGGCATCCACGGCGGTCGCGGCTCCGGTCCCGCCGCTCACCATGGCGAGCGGGTCGGCCAGGCTGAGCTCCGGCGCGGAGACGGGACCCGTGAAATTCGCCCCCGCCAGATCCGCCTTCGCGGCCAACGCCTCTTCGAGCCCCTCGAGGCTCGGCGTTTGCTCGCGTTCGGCGAACCACACGGCCGCCACGGTCAACGCGACCGTCTTCAGCCCCGGCAGGAAATCGACCGCCACCGCTTGCCCCGGGCCTGTCGGAGGGCTGGCCGAAGAGGCGAGCGGAGAGCGCAGCAGCAATCCGCCGGCGCCGATCTGCCCGACCCCGGTCTCCCATTCGCCGGGATGGGTTATGCCAGCGACCGCGTAGTGAAAGCTCGCGCCGGGGGGCACGATGTCGAAGCTGCGATGCCCGGCGATCGGAGCGCCCAAAGCGAGGGGTCCGGCCCCGGTGCTTTGGCTTGCAACCCGCACCAGGTCGGCAAAGAAAAGTTCGGCCAATTCGGCCTCCGTCGCTGAAAAATGGGTGCGCCCGCCGGAGGTGGGCCGGCGGGCGCTGGGCCACCGCGTCGAGACGCGGTGGGGAGGCGATCCGTCAGGCGCTGAACTTCAGCAGCTTGATCGCTTCCGAGTTCGAGACCTGGCCGCCGATCCGCTTGGTCGCGTAGAAATGGACGAACGGCTTGTTGGTGAACGGGTCGCGCAGGATCTGGGTCTCGGTCCGCTCGGCGATCAGATAGCCCGCCCTGAAGTTCCCGAAGGCGATCGACAGGCTGTCGGCGGCGATGTCCGGCATGTCCTCCGCCTCGACCACCGGATAGCCGAGCAGGCTGTCCGGCTGCCCCGCGGTCAGCCCCGGCTGCCAGACGAACGCCCCGTCGGCGGTCTTGAACTTCCTGATCCGCGCCGCGGTCGAGCTGTTCATCACGAACACCGCCCCCTGCCGGTAGGGCGGCCGAAGCGACTGGACGAGGTCGATCAGCCTGTCCTGCGGGTCGCTGGCCGGAAAGCCGCCGGCCGCTCCGGTCGAGATATGTTGCAGGGTGCCGAACGGCCGGACGCTGTCGACCTGGATCGCGGTCGGAGACGCCAGGAAGCCCTTCGGCCGGTTGACTCCGCTGCCGTTGACGAACGCGGCGCCCTCCGCCCGGGCGAACTCGGTCGCGATCTCGCTCGCCAGCCAGGCCTCGACATCGAAGGCCGCGTCGTCGAGCATCGCCTGGCTCGCCGCCGGATTTGCGTAAAGCTCGCCGAACGGCGGAGCGATCTCGGTGAAGTCGGGAGTGCCCGTCTCCGGCCGCCCCGCGGTCTCGCTGACCCAACCTGAGGGCGTACCACCTTTAGTGACGAGCTTGCGGTAGCCCGCGGTGCCGACCTTGACGACATTGGCGATCGCCCGGATCGGGGAGATCGAGGTCAGCACCCGGTCGATCGCGGCATCGATCTCCTCGGGCACCGCATAGCCGCCCGCGGCGTCGGTCACTCCGGTCACCGCCTTCAGCTCGACTCCCGCCTCCAAGCCCTTCCTGAGATATTTGTCGACGAACGGCGATCCTTCCGCCTTCGCTCCGCTCAGTGCCGGCCGGGCCGCCGCCACCGCCTGGGCGTCCATCCGCGCCTTGAGCTGGGTCACCTCATCCCGAAGCTGGGCGACCTCCTCGTCCTCCCGCTCCAGAGCCTCGAACGACTCCTCGAGCGCATCCGTCTTCACTTCTAACATTCGCTTTCTCCTTTCGGTTGAATTTTAGGCAAAAAAAACCCCCTCCGATGACGGAGAGGGGCTTTTGGACGACTCAGGTCCGACCCTTTTTTCCCGCGACGTTTCGCGCGAAGCGATAGTCCTAGCAGGCGAGCTAGTGGTTGCTGAAGATCCCGCGCCGAGGGTCGCGCCGCGCCTGGACCATCGATATGTCTCTTTTTAGTTTTCCATCATCTTGATCCTATGTGAATTCCCACCGCAGACAATACCGCTCGCGTCTCCTACAGGGGAGTACCCACTCCACAGAGCGGCTGCTGTCCAGTTGCACCTCCTCTGGCGGATTATATGGCCACAGCGAATTTTCCGTTAAATAGGCCTCCTTGTGGATCGCTCCAATGCCCAGCCCGCTGGCAAAAGCAAAGCGGATCACAATCTGATCCGGCACCCGATAATCGAGCATGCTGATGCCATAAAACGGCTCGGGCTCGCCTCCGGCCTCGGCGAGGTAATCAACCTTGTAATGCAGTTCAAGGGTGTCGCCGCGACCGCGTGGCTTGTCGAAGTCGATCACCAGCGACGCGTTTTGGCGCTGCAGGCCGGTCGGCCGATGGTACGTGAAGCCAGGATTCAGGACGTTGACCCGTATTTCCCCGCGTCCGCTCCATCCGAGACGAAGGTGAATCCGACTAATGCCATCGTGAAGTATTTTAACCTTTAGCCGGCTTTCGGTTCGAGCGACGATTGGGCTTTCGACATAGACGCTCGTATGCCTCTCTCGTATCCATATCCACGGGTTCCAGTCGGTCTTTCGAGCTGCTCGGACACGGCGGAATGCACGTCGCGCCCAGAGTAACGCGAGCGTTAGCACAATCGCACCGATCGCACTGGAGATTGGGACTTTGTAGGCACCACCAATTACCGCGTTAAGGAAAAACGCGAGCGCAGCGAGAACGAGGCCCCCGGCAAGGTGCCCCAAATGGGCAATTTCCGCTAGGATAACTAGCGAATGGATCCGATCTTTCCAGATCCCCGACCGTGTCTTACTCAATATTGCCCCCTGCGAGCCCTCACAGATATCCCGAGCGGTTGAACGAGTCTAGGTGGACAGGAACTTGAGGTCGATGTTCTTCCTCACCGCCTTTTCGGTGTCTACTCCACCTTGTGAACCCGCGCCCTGGGCTGCATTGGCAGCGTTACCAGACTCACTTCGACCAGCTCCAGCTCGGTAAGCTCGCGCGGGGCTTCGCCCTTCGCCGACCGCACCCGGTAGCCGAAGCTCAGACCGCTCAGCGCGCCCTCCCTCAGCAAGGCCGCCGCCTCGCGCCCGGCCGCTCCCTCGGACAAGCGTCCGATCACCCGAAGCCCGCGTCTGTCCTCGCGCAGATATTCGATCCGGCCGATCGGCCGACCGGGCTCGTGCTGCCACAGCAGGGGCACCGCCCGCGCGCCGCGCTTCAGCGACCGCTCGAACGCCCCCGCCCGAACCACGTCGCCTCCACGGTCCGGCCGGTCGAACACCGCCGCATAGCCCGCGAACCTCATCGCAGCATCTCGAACAGGCCCAGCCTTATGCTCATCCCGATCACGAGCACCGCGAGCATGATCCGGATCGCCCAGGTGACGATCTCCTTCCACGCCGTCTTCTTGGCGTCGCGCCAGGCCTGGAGCAGCTCGCGAAGCTCGTCCATGTCGCGCCGGGCGTTGGAGTCGCGGAGGCCGAGCGCCTCGAGCGCCCGCCCGGTGCCGAGCTCGCTCGCCTCCTCGACCAGCGCCCGAAGCGTCACCAGGTCCGCGCCCTGCCCCTGCGCCTGGGCCGTCAGCCGAGCGACCATCGATGCGTCCGTCATTGTCCGGCTCCCGTCGAATCGTTTCTGTCGAAGCCCAGCATTTCCCTCTTCTCCTGGCGGGTCAGGAAATCGGCCGCCGAGACTTGGGTCCACAGCCGCTCGCGGTCCTCGCTCAAGGCGCTGATCTGGTCGGAATCGACTGCCAGCCTGGCCCCCGGCCACCAGGCCCGCAGGGCGGCTCCGATCCCGCTGAGGATCTTCTCCGCGAGCGGAAGCACGGTGAGCCTCCAAAGCGCCCGATTGGCCTCGCGGTAATTGGCGTAGGTCGAGTCCCCCGGAAGCCCGAGAAGCATCGGCGGGACTCCGAAGGCCAAGGCGATCTCACGCGCCGCCGCCGCCTTGAGCCCGGCGAAATCCATGTCCGCCGGAGACAGGCTCAACGCCTCCCATCTCAGGCCCCCCTCGAGCAGCATCGGCCGACCGGCATTGTCGCCGCCGGCGAACTGGGTCTCCACTTCCGAGCGCAGCTGCTCGAACTGCTGGGCCGAGAGAGTCCGGCCGTCCTTGCCCGGATCGAGCAGCAGCGCCCCGGAGGGCCTGGCAGCATTGTCGAGCAGCGCCTTGTTCCAGCGCGCGGCGGCATTGTGCACCGCCACCCCCCCGGCGGCGGCCCCGAGGCAGCCCAGGCCATAATGGTCGTCGAGCGGATGCATCGACTTGATGTGCGCAACCGACGGCCGCCCGAGGCCGTCTCTGGCCGCAAGCCGGCTCTTCGCCTCGCCCGCTTTGTAGAGATAGGCGACCGGCCAGCCGCCCGAATCGGCCTCGATCTTCACCCGCTCGGGGCGAAGCGCGAACAGCTCGGCCGGCTCTCCGCTTGCGTCGAGCAGCAGCTGGACGAACGCATTGCCGTGCAGCAGCAGCTGCGAAGCCACCGTCTCCAGCAGGGAGGCGGTCACCAGCGATCCTCCCCGGGACGGAGAGGGGGACGGCGCGGAGCGCGGTGGAGGGGGTCCCGCGCCCTCCTCGATCTCATAAACAGGCGCCCAGGCCACGCTCTCCGCCACCAGCCGGACCGCTCGCTGGGCGATCGGATTGGAAAGATAGCCTTCCCGAACCTGTGCCTCATAGCTTCGCGGCCAGTCTCCGGTGGACGGCGCCGCCGCCCACCCGCGCCACAAAAAAGGCCGGGCGCCGTCGCGCCCGGCCTTGCGACCGAACCAGAATTTCAT